TCTTGGGCATTGCCGGTATGCGTTCTTTTGAGAAGACCAAAGGCGTTGCCAGTAAATAAAGGTAGCCCATGCCATTACAAAAAATCCTGTTCAAGCCGGGCGTGAATAAAGAGAACACGCGATACACCACCGAGGGTGGTTGGTATGAGGCCGACAAGGTACGCTTTCGTCAGGGTAATCCCGAAGTTATTGGCGGCTGGCAACCGATCTCAGGCTTTACGTACAGCGGTGTGTGCCGTTCTTTGTGGAATTGGACTTCTCTTGCGGGCGCTAACTATATTGGCGTAGGCACAAACGTTAAGTTTTATATTCAACAAGGTGGCTCTTACTACGACATCACCCCAATTGCTTCAACTGTAACGCTCGGAACAGACCCATTTGCTGCGGATGGTACAACTACAGTCACAGTTACAGCCAGTACAACAACGCTGACTGCGGGCACATACGTCACATTCTCTGGCGCTACGGGCACATACGCTTCTACGTTCAATGCTGAATACCAAATTGTTACTGTAGGGGCTAGTTCGTTCACAATCACTGTGCCGACTGCGTTGGCTGCGGGCTCCTACGGTGGCTCGGCTGTTGTGGCTGCATATCAAGTCAGTGCTGGCCCTGCCACTCCTGTACCGCTTCTTGGTTGGGGCGCAGGTTCATGGGGGCAAACAGGCACGACTTGGGGTTTTGGCGGTACATCTACAACAGCCTTGCGTTTGTGGAACCAAGTAAACTATGGCGAAGATTTGGTTTTTGGCCCACGTGGGGGCAGCATTTACTACTGGGACGCAACGGCTGGACTATCCACTCGCGGTGTTTTGCTTAGTTCTTTGGGCGGTACGGTATCGTTTACTAACGCTTCGCCGACTGTGGTGACTTCCACCATCCTATATACCGAAGGCGCGGCACTCCAATTCTCTGGCGGCTCATTGCCAACAGGTGTCACCGCAGGTACTACGTACTACGTCTTTGAAGTCAACGGGCTAACATTTAAACTTCTAACTGCGGCAGGGGCGGCAGTAAACACAACTTCCACGGGCTCGGGTACGGTGTCTAATATTGTTGATGTGCCGACCATACAGAACAACATGACGGTGTCTGATACATCACGTTTTGTAATTGCGTTTGGTTGTAACGACTACGGCTCAGCCACGCTTGACCCTATGCTAATTCGCTGGTCATCACAAGACGATATTTACAACTGGACGCCTGATCCTACAAACCAAGCAGGGTTTATACGTATATCCCACGGCTCACAGATTGTTGCAACCGTGCAGACTCGACAAGAAATTGTGATGTTTACCGACTCGGCTGTGTATTCCTTGCAGTACCTCGGCCCTCCTTTTGTTTGGGCACCGCAGTTGCTTGGTGATAACGTGTCCATCATGAGTCCTAATGCAGCGGTGATTGCTTCGGGTGTCGTGTACTGGATGGGTGTGGATAAGTTCTACATGTACGATGGCCGTGTGCAAACGCTTAACTGTGACTTGCGCCGTTTCGTGTTTGGTGATCTTAGTCAAGAACAGGCACTGCAAGTGTTTGCTGGGACTAACGAAGGCTTCAACGAGGTCTGGTGGTTCTACTGCTCGGCTAATTCAACAGCCATCGACAAGTATGTTATCTACAACTACGTTGAAAGAATTTGGTACTACGGCACAATGAACCGTACTGCTTGGCTTGATTCTGGATTGCAACCGTACCCCATTGCGGCAAACTACTTTTCGGCTACATCTACAGGCAACTTGATTAACCACGAGACGGGGCTGAATGATGATACGACCGGCACCCCTATTGCGATTGATGCGTACATTAGCTCATCTGAGTTTGATATTGGTGACGGCCATAACTTTGGTTTTGTGTGGCGTGTCATTCCTGACCTGACTTTTGAAAACGCTGAAAATACTCCTGCGGGCGCTCTACCAACAGTGTCAATGACTCTGCAAGGGCTGGTTAATTCAGGTTCTGGGGTTACAAGTACAGCTTCACAACCTGTGACTAAGAGCAGCACATACGTTATTACAGAAGAGTTCACAGGGCAGATTTACACGCGCATGCGTGGTCGCCAACTAATCTTTAAGATTGCCTCCAACCAGATTAACACCTGCTGGCAGTTGGGTGCCCCTCGTATTGACATCAGACCGGACGGTAGACGCTAATGGCTGAACTAAACGCAACCCCACCAAGCTTGCCACTGGCTCCAAGAGAGTACGATGCCCGTTACTTTAGCCAGCTAAGTAATGTTTTGCGCCTGTACTTTAATCAGCTATCTAACCCCGGTGACATGGGCGGCGCAACGTTAAATTTAAACCCCACTACGTTGCCAACAAGTGCCGACTTTGACACCCTTAGATCGGGTGATGTGTACTACGACATTTCAGGCGGAACTGCAACAAGTTACCCCTTAAGAATTAAAGCATGATATTATCAAACAACCCCCATTTTGAGAGGCAAAAATGAGCCTGCACAAGTTTGCCCAAGAAGTTGCCAGCAAAGGCCGTGGCGATGATTCTTTACTGATCCACATGACGCCGGACGAAGTCCAGCGTTTACAAGCTTTTGCCCAAGCAAACGGTCGTTCGTTGACCATTAACCCAGAGACAGGTTTACCCGAAGCTGGCATGCTGTCGGACTTGTTCAAGATGGTTGCCCCTATTGCTCTCGGCGCTTTTTTAGGCCCCGGAGCTTTTGGTATTGCCGGTTTGGGCTTGAGCGCGGGCACGGCAGGTTTGGTTACAGGCGGCCTGACTACTTTGGCTACCGGCAGTTTATCTCGCGGCCTCATGGCCGGATTGGGTGCGTATGGTGGCGCGGGGTTAGCTGAAGGTTTGGCGGGTACAGGCGCAGGTGTTTTAGGGCAGCAAGCCTCCGAAGCAACTGCAATGGAGTTAGCAAACGCAGGGGCAGGCGAAGGGTTGACGGGCGAGGCTTACAACAAAGCCTTTCAGCAAAGCGTCACAGATAAGCTGGCTGGGGGCAACACGTTCTCCGCTGGATTAAACGCAGCTAAAGCCGACCCTTTGGGGTTTGCTAAAAACAACCTTAGTAATATTGGTATGGCTGCCGCCCCGATCATGGCTGGCGCTATGGTTCCAACGACTACAAAAATGCCTGACCCAAGAGACCGTGGTTACATTCGGCAGATGGCGTACAACATCAACCCAGATACGGGTAAACCCGACCCTTTGTACGGCATGCGCGAAATGACGCCTATCAAGGCCAGTGAGTTTGGAAACAAGACCTTCCAAGGCCAGCGCGATCTGTTTTACCAACAGAATCCAAACCCGTATGCGCTTGTACCGGGGTCTTTAAACCAACCACCGCAACAGCAACAAGCAAACCCTATGGCGACTGGCGGTATTGTTGCTTTGGCTAACGGCGGTGTGGCGCACTATGAAGGTGGCGGCGGCATAAATGAATATGACTACGCACCGGGAGGTGGCGGTGGCGGCGACTACTCAGTGCGAGAAGATGGCAGTATTGATTACTTTAATCAACAATTTGCACCAGATAAATTTGATACTGGCGGTGGTGGAATTAGCCCAGATGTTAAGACGGCTATTGACACTGCGTATGCTGAAGGGCGTTATGGCGATGTTCAAACTCTTGTCAACACCAACAACATCACAGCCGCAGATGTAGCTAACACATACAAAGGTTTTGACACTTCTGGTTTAGCGGGGTTAGGTATTAACTTACCCGGTGTCGGTGGTGGAAGCAATGTTGTTACTGGCGGTGGTGGCGTTGATCTCACTGGCACTGGGGGTGTTACAAACTTAACTGGGGGTGTTACAAACTTAACTGGGGGTGGTGGTGGCGTTGACCTTACCGGCACTGGTGGTGGTATCACAAACTTAACTGGCGGTGGTGGAGGTGTTGATCTTGCTGGTACCGGCGGTGGAGGCATTACAAATTTAGCTGGCGCTGCTACAACCCCATACTACTTCCAAGTTAACCCTGACGTAGCCGCTGAGTATGCGCGGAACCCTATGGGATTGACACCAGAGCAGTTTGCCCAAGCGCACTACACTAACTTTGGTAAAAAAGAAGGTCGTGAGTTTGAAATGTCTGCCGCCGTTAAGAACAAAATGGACATAGTGGGGGACACTTTAAAATGGATTGATACAAACCCATTTGCAACTCCAGAACAGATTACTGCAGCAATAAAGGGTTCTGGCATGAGCACGGGGGACGCTAACCGCGCCTTAGATTCTTTGGTAGCCAGTGGAAAAATTACTGAATCAGAACGTTACTTTATACAACAGGGTAAAGGTTTGTCGGCTATGGCCGACAGCGGCGCAGAGTGGTTAAAGAAAAACCCCAATGCAACTCAGGCTCAAATTGACGCGGTTCTTAAAGCCGCTAAGATGGATACTACCGATGCACAGCGGGTGTTAGCGCACGGATTCCAAGTAGCTGAAGACCAAATGGCTGCTGCGAAAAAATATATTGCTGACAATAAAGACGTTGCGCTGTGGATAAATTCTAAACAAGGGCAAGAGTATATTAAAGCGCACCCTGAGTTTGATGCTCAGGATATTGCATTTACGCACTACAAACGTTACGGCGAAAAAGAAGGCCGTAAGTGGGGCATAGATAAAAAAATAGATAAAGTAGTGACTACGGGCGGTGTAGGTGGCGTAAACACTGGCAACATCACAGGTACAGTGTTGCCAACTAACCCACAAACAAACGCGCCTCCCGGCACAACCAACCCCTACGGCAACGTTAACAACCCCGGCGATTTGACGTTTAACAACGACGGCACAATCACTGTTCAGCCTAATATTCCCGGTCGTCCGTATGGCGGCTTCTCCGGTATGGACGAAGTTAAAAACGCTTACACCGCTGGTGGTGGTAGCTTGGGCTACACCGCCCCAATACCAAAAGACCCCGCGACATACTACAACAGGCTGACGGACGATTCGTTGGACGCCTATAACTACCTCATGGGCAAGGGTAAGAATTTAACGCAGCGTAAAGCAACAAGAGGTCAACCCTTAGCGCAGCGGTACGACGAAGCTATTTTGGGTAAAAAAGCTGTTCCAAGGACTACAACAAATACTGGCAACACGGTTACTGTTGACGGTGTTAAATACAACTTAACAGACCCCACAAACCCACCCCCAGCCGATAGCACAGGCACATGGCAGTGGGATATGGCAGGCAAACGGTGGGTTAAGCTAGCAACGACTGCTGGAGCAAACGCCACACAAGAAGTTGCTGGCGGTGGTGAAGGTGGTGGCCCCGGCGGTGGTGGCGGTGGAGGTTCCGGCCCCGGAGGTGTTGGTGGTGCCGGTGGCCCTGCGTCTACATCAGCGGCAGGCGAAGGGGACTTTGCCCGTGGAGGGCCTGTTCACCGTATGGCCCTTGGCGGCATGTCTTACGCCGTAGGTGGTGGTCTTGGTACGCTGGGTTCTTACTCAGATGGCGGTCGATTGCTTAAAGGCCCCGGAGATGGCGTGTCTGACAGCATCCCTGCAACCATTGGCCGTAAGCAACAACCCGCACGTCTTGCCGATGGTGAGTTTGTAATCCCTGCACGCATTGTGTCCGAGTTGGGTAATGGCTCTACAGATGCAGGCGCTAAGAAACTCTACGCCATGATGGATCGTGTGCAACGCGCACGCGGCAAGACCACAGGCAAAAACAAAGTAGCGGCCAACAGCCGTTCTGATAAATATCTTCCCGCTTAAGGAATAGATTATGGCTACAGCACCAACATCCTACACAGAACAGGCAGTAGGCTTTGCAGATCAGATTGCCCCCTACGCAGAAAGACTGCTAGGCAGAGCGGAGCTACAAACGGATATTGATGAAACCCCTTACATGCAGTACATGGGGGATCGCCAAGCGCAGTTCACGCCTTTGCAACTACAGTCGTTTGAAAACGCAGGGTTAATGCAGACTGCCCCGCAGTTGGGCGATGCTACCGCTATGGCGGGTATGGCAGGCTTAGGTGCTCTGAATACCCAGTACACATTTAGACCTTCAGACTTTGCTTCTACGTTCACGCGGGATGCACAAGGAAACATGACGTCGCCTTTGATGTCTCCTTACATGCAAAGCGTGGTTGAGCGTCAGCAAGCCGATGCAAGGCGTCAATCTGACATTGCTATGCAAGCTCAAAATGCTCAAGCCGCCCGTTCAGGTGCGTTTGGCGGTAGCGGTAATCAGTTGATGCGTATGCAGGCAATGGGTAACTTGGCTCGTCAGCAAGGTGACATCCAAGCTCGAGGGTTGCAAGACGCCTACCAACAAGCGATGGGGCAGTTCAACACACAGAACCAACAGAACGCTCAACAGCAACAGTTTGGCGCGGGTCTAGGACTTCAAGGTTTGCAGACAGCCATGACAGGCGCTAAGAGTTTGGCTGATATTGGTCAGACACAGTACGGCCAAAACCTTGGTCTTTTAGATGTTCAAAACCGTTTTGGTGCGCAGCAGCAAGGCCAAATGCAGAACGCTCTAAACACTGAGTACCAAGACTTCCTAAACTATCAGAACTACCCGTACAAGCAGATGGGCTTCATGTCTGACATGATCCGTGGCTTGCCTATGTCGCAGTTGTCTTCTACGATGTATCAGCAACCCCCATCAATGGTTCAGCAAGTAGCCGGTCTTGGTTTGACAGGTAAAGCACTGGGTGCATTTGCCAAAGGCGGTGCTGTTAACGACCGTCCTGCTGGCTTGGCTGAGTTAGCAATCTACAACATGGGCTAAAGAACATGGCATTACCAAACGCTGAAAAACTCACATCGCAAATGGCGATGTTGCCCGATGCTGCCTTGAAGCAGATGGCCATGATGCACAAGAACGACCCGTACGTTCTGCCACTTATTATCTCTGAAGACGGCCGTCGCAAACAGATGCGCCAAGCCGCGCAAGCTCAGATGGGGGGAATGCCCCAGCCCAAAGTAGCAGATGCTGCGATTGCTGGTATGGATGCGCAACCCGTAATGACTGAATACGGTGGCCCCTTGCAGACTGGTTATGGTGGTCGTGTCCAAACAGAACTACCTGAGAATCAAGGTATTGCGCGTATCCCCACGCCCAATATGCGGGGTATGGCTGACGGCGGTATTGCAGGCTACGAAGATGATGAAGAAGGTATGGCCACAGGCGGCATGGGCGGTATGTTTAATTTTGCCCAGCAAAGCGAGCCTGTAATGCGTATGGCTGGCGGTGGTGTACCCGGATACAAGAATGGCGTAGCGGTGCCCCGTGACTTGGACGCATACATTGACGAACAAGCCAAACTTAACGGCATCTCTCCAGCAGCACTTCGCGCAGTTATTCAAGCGGAAAGCGGTGGTAAAGTTGACGCTCAGAGCAAGACGTCGTCTGCACAAGGTTTGATGCAGTTGATTAACCGCACCTTTACCAAGGGCGGCGGCGACCCCGCAAAACGCAAAGACCCGTTTGAGAACGTGCGTGTGGGCGCTAAAGTTTTGGGTGAAGATGCTGCCGCTTTGCGTAAGCAATTAAACCGCGACGTGTCTCCTGAAGAACTATACGCAACTCACGTACTTGGCCGTGGTACAGGCTCACGCTTGTTACAAGCCGACCCTAGCATGACGATGGCGCAGGCGCTTAAAGCGGCTGATCCAAAGAACGCAGACAAGATTATTAGCAGCAACTCTAAGTTGTTTGGTGATGGTAAGAAAACTGTTGGCGAAGTCATGCAGACTTTCTCTACCAAGATGGCTTCTGCTATGCCAATCGGAACTGCCCAAGCAGGCGAGCTACCAACAGCCAAACCAACAGACTTGGCTTCTCAAATCCCCGGCCAGCGTGTCTCCGCGCCTGCTTCTACTTACGACCAGCAGAACTCCTATTTCGGAAGACTTGCCGACACTATGGGCATACCCCTAGAGTACCAGCGCAATATTGGTAACACAATGAACGCCTTGAGTGGGTTTACTTCCCCTATCAGTACGGCAAACCGCGCTGTTGGTCAGGCGTCTAAAGCACTAGAAGCTACGCCTGAGATGATTGCCAAAGCTCAACAAGCTAAACAAGTTGCAGAAACACAGCGTTTGTTACCGCCTGCCAAAGCCGGTTTGGAAGCGCTTGATGAGGCTTCTCAGGCAACTCGTGCTGCTGCGGAAGCAGCCCGTCGTGCCCGTGGTGTGGAGCAAGATGTACAAGCGGCAAAAGCCGCAGAGCAGTCCATAGATGCGGCAAACCTGACATCCAAGATTGCCCGTACGACGGAAGAAGCCGTAGCCGCTGGCCCTAACGCCCGTGCTTTGGATTCCGCTAAAGTGGCAAACGCTGCCAAAGCGCTGTCGGGTACACAACTGGCCGAAGAAAAAGTTAAAGGCTTGTTTGGGGGAAATACGCAACCAGAAGTAGGAGAGTCTGTTTCGGGCACATATGATACAAAAATGCCCCCCGCAGAAGCCGAGCCTAAACCTTCAGACGTTATCGCCGCTGCGAAAGAAGCCGTGCCTACCAAAGAGCGCAAAGGTTTTGGCAACGACGACCTGTTGATGCTGGGTTTGAGTTTGTTGGCCAACAAGTCACCTAACTTCATGACTGCTTTGGGCGAAGCCGGTATTCAGACTTTGGGCGCTAAGAAAGAGCGTGAGAAGGCTGAGACTGATCTTGAGTACAAAGACATCATGAGTAAGTACTACGGCTCTCTTGGAAAAAAAGCCGAAGCGGATGCCAGCTACATTGCATCTGGGGAAAAAGGACGCATGGCAGATCGTCAAAAAGCCGCAGCGCTTATTGAAAATGATTTGGCAGCTTTCAGAAAAACCATGGAAGGCAGTATGGCGCAACCCGGAGCCGAAGCAGCGAAACGCAGAGAACTTACAAACTATTATTTCAGCTTGTTTGGTATTGATGTTCCCGCTACAATGGCTTCTACGGCCGGGGTAGAAATACCTCAAGGTGTCAAGGTGACCCGCGGCTAACAATAAGTGAGGTGCGGGTATGCCGCTTTACCAAGTTGAAATCCCCGGTAGGGGTAAGTTCAAAGTCGATTCTCCGACCGAGCTAACAGACGAGCAGGCGTATGCCGCCGTCCTTCAAGATATTGGTAACGCACCTCCTCCCAAAAAGGGACTGATGGCAGCGCTCGGTAAGGGCGCCGAGTCCACGTTAAGCGGTCTTCGTACAGGTATAGCCGGTGCGTTTGGTTCTCCTGAAGAAGCGGCTAGGGCCGGGCTGGAGCGCGGCGAAGAAATCTCTGGCAAGTACGCTGACCAAGTCAGCATGGAGAAAGTCAAAGAAGCCTTCAACAAAGACGGTGTTCTTTCTGCCGCCAAAGAAGTCGGTCGTCAAATCCCCTTGGCTATTGCTGAGCAAGCGCCTAACCTTGCTACTTCGTTTGGTGGCGCACGTCTGGGTGCTATGGCGGGTACGGCTCTTGGCCCTGCGGGTACTGTGGCTGGCGGTATTGCGGGCGGTCTTGCAGGCGCATTTCTCCCCTCCCTGATTCAACAGTATGGCGGCAACATCGAGCGCCAAGCGCAAGAACAAATGGCTCGTGGTGAGCCTATCAAGATTGACACAGGTGCTGCCGGAGCCGCAGCCGCCCCGCAAGCTGCTTTGGATGTAGCGCAAGCGTTTATACCTTTTGGTGGCAAACTGGTTAGCAAGCTGACCGGTATCCCCGAGATGGCTTTCTTTGGAAAGTCTGCCGCCCAAGCCACAAAACTGGCGGATGAGAAACTACTGGCCACCCTTGCAAAAGGTACAGCCACGGGTGTGTTGGCCGAAGTGCCAACAGAGATTGCTCAACAGATGCTCCAGCGTGCACAGGCAGGGTTATCCCTAACTTCTCCTGATGCGATGAAAGAATACGGCGAAACCGCCTATCAGGTTGGTTTGCTTGGGCCTTTGGGCGCAGTCGGCCGATTGTCGCAGAAGGGTGCAGCCCGAGACGAAGTTGCCGCTAGACAAGCCGCAGAACAAGAACCACCTCCACCTCCCCCACCACCTCCCCCTGCTGCTCCAGAGCAAGAGGAGACACCTCCTCCCCCACCACCTTCCCCTCCTCCACCAGCCGGTGTTGCGGTGGCTCCTGTTACTGCTCCTGCCGTTGCTCCCGAAGCGGCTCCAGAGTCCGTTGCTACACCAGAGGTTGCGCCTACACCAGCCGCCCCTGCGAATATCAGAGAGACTGTCCGTCCCGGTGCGGTCATGGGTTCTATGGACACGGGTGCTGTGCCCCCAACGCCTCCTGCGCCACCAAAGCCGGACTTAAACCGGACGATGGAGGAGTATGACCGACTCAAAGCGCAGTTGGCTACCCTTCAAACGCAGATGCAAGCCGCTGCTACCGCTGGCGACACGGCCAAGGTCAACGCACTTTACGCACAGTACACACCTCTCCAAACGCAATTAGAAACCACCGCACAGGCGGTTGAAGGTTTGGGAGGCGTAACACAGACTCCTGCGGAGTTGGAAGCGCAGGCCAAAGCCGCACTTTCTAGTATCAATACCAAGATCAAGAACGCACAAAAGAAACTGGCGGATGCCGCGCAGCTAGGCTCATTTGATGAGCTACCCAAGTTGTCCACTAAGCTGGATGAGTTGAATAAAGAGCGTGCCGACTTGATGGAAAGCTTTGGCCAGAAGCGCTCAGTCCTTGAAGAAAAAGCCATCAACCAAGCACAGCGTGGCCAGACCCGTGAGTTGTTCACGGCTGAAGAAGCGCCTATCCCTACAACGGAGAAGCCTGAAGGCTCAGAGCAGCCCACCACCGTGCCCGGTATTGCTAAGACACCTGATGAAGCGTTGGAGTTTAAGACCAAAGCAGTTGATACCCAGTACGAGCGTCCCGAAGGTTACGGCTTAAAGCGTGTGTCCGATGACAAGCCAATTCAGTTGGCCATGCAGAAAGACCCAAGGCAGTTAGACATCTTCAGCCCTGAAAACATTCAGCGCACAGAGATGACTCCTGAAGAACGGGAAGCGGCTGACCGCCGTATGGCCGAAGCTACAAACATGTCGGCTGGCCGTGTCTCCCAGTATGTCAAGGATGCTGAAAAGCAGCGCATGACCCGGGCACTAGATACGCGGTTGAACCTTGCCGGTACGGAAACCAAACGTGTTGTATCTGATGAGCAGTACGACATCACGATGGCCAATATCAACCGCCTACACAACAAGGTGGTGCTCCCGATTGGTAACGCCAACAAGTCTTGGTTGCAAGAGTTGTACGATGCCGCAGATGTTCACAATGATCTTCTCCAACAGGCAGAGACAAACAAAAGCTTCGGCCTTCAGCGCAAAATCAAAGCGGCGCTGAATAGATATAACCGTGTATTGGCCAAAATTACGCCTGTGCGTGAACAAATTGAAAAAATGTACAAGAGCATGTACGAAGCTACGCCTGCGGCCAAAGCCAGCGTAGTGGCGGCGGAAAAGAAAAAAGCAGGCGAAGAACAACTTGATACGTTGAAACGCCGCGCAGCGCCAACACCAGAAGAAGCAGAACAAGGTAAAAAAGGCAAAGTCATTGGTGCCAAAGTAAGCCGTGCCGTTAAAACAACCAGACGAATTGAGTCTGGTGATGTCCGCAAAGAAGCGGAAATGTCTCCACAGATGCGTGAGCTTGCGCTGTCGCTTGGCCTAAAAGAGCCGGGATACGACAAGCTTGGCAACGACATGACTAAACGTTTGATCGCACTACGCGAGCAATATGGCAAAAACGATCCCGAAGTAACCGCGTTTCAGTTAAAAATGAACGATGCGTTAAATGCCAAGGCGCTTGAGCTTGGACGTCAGACGCCTGAATACAAGGCAACGCTTGCAGAGCAGACAGAAATTGTCAGAGAAGCGCTGTCTCAAAGCACACAAGAAACGCCTTCTAAACGTACAGAGCAAGAGACCCGCAGAGTACAACGTGCCCCCAAAGAGCTACGTACAGCTACAGGCGAAGCGGTCAAAGAAGGCTCGCAAGCTACTAAGGTTAAGACCCGCAAAGGCACAACTGAGACTGTTGGCCCTACCCGTACAGGCAAGCCCCCGATGGCGGAGAAGAACCTACCTAAACCGCTGCGTGTGCCCGGTAAAGTGTCCATCAAGGATCAAGAGCGAATTATTAGAGAAGCCAATGATTCCGATTTGGGCACAGCCTACCGCACCCGTGAGACAGAAGGCGGCACAATCGATGCCAAAGAAGCCGCTGACTTTATGGAAAAAGTGCAGAGTAAACTGCCTTCAAACGTGAAGATGGTATATGCCGCCAACCCCGGCAAGATTCCTGTGGCGCTCCTCAAGCGTATGTCCGAGGAAGGCATCGACCCAACCGAAGCTATGGTGCAAGGCGCGGTGTTCCGCGACGGTACTATTTTGGTGGTGGGTGACCAGCATGCTGACTTGAAAGACTTGGAAGCTACCGTCTTCCACGAGATCGTGGGTCACTACGGCATCGACACCATCATTGGCATCGAGCGCTTACAGGCATACGCCAACAAGACTGACTTACGCAAACTGGCCGAAGAAATCGGTGGTCAGAAACTTGTGGATGAAGTCATCAGGACTGCTCAATTCAATGCAGCGCAGGGTAAGAACGAAGAAGTCCAAAGACTTCAAGTCTTGCGTGAGATCATTGCGCATACCGAAGAAGCTCGCGTAACCGAGAGCTTTAGACAGAAGGCTGGCCGATGGCTCAAAGAGTTTGTCGGCATGATTCGCGCAGGCTTGCGTGATCTGGGCTTTACTTCTTCCTCTGTACT